TCGGCCAACATAATCCCAACCTAAACTATTAAGATCATATCTAAATCTATTTTCATTTACGAGTGACGCTGCAATCATCGTGTCATAAATATTTCCATTTATTTTTATTCCCATTTTTCTAATCCAACACACATCGTACATTGCATTATGAAAAACTTTATCGGCAGGACATTCACAAATGTCCGTAAACCATTGAATTACCTTACTTTTTTCGAGGTTACCACCACCTTCATGATCGAAAGGAAAGTATCCTGAGTAGCCATCTGTTGCTACAGCGATACCTACAACTTTACCTTTACCAACGACAGAACCTGATCCCATTGATTTTAAATCTGGATCATGTGTTTCTAAATCGATTGCAATTGTATCTGCTTGTCTTAAGTCTGGAAATTCATCGGGCTTGACCCATTCGGTTTGTGCTTCAAACATTTTTTATTATCCCCCATGAGTTTGGTTTATGTTTTGATTTACGTTCTTTGGTTTGTCTTAGTGATTCTTGATATGATTCTTCTAGTTCTTTTTTTTCTTTTTCAGCTTCTTCTAAAAAATCTTTAGGGTAATCTCGTTCAATAATCATTTCAATAAAGTGAATTGCTTTTTCTAAATCTTGTTTTTTTCCTTTCAGTCTGTGTCTCAAGATATATTTTATAACGCATCCTTCTGGATAAAGCAACTCGTTTTCAATTACGAATTTACTTGGCTGAATTTTAAATTTCTGATAATGTGATCCGCCGATTTGTTTATCATATGGATTTTTCATATTTTAAATTCTTTTCCTTTATTGTTTGATTTTATTAAATATAAATTTTGCTTGGTTCGAGTAACGCCTACATACCATACACGATATTCCTCATCTTGTTTATCTTGAGATTTTGTTGCTCCTTTGATAGTATTCGCCGTTTGATTTAAAAATAAAACTACGTTAGTAGCTTCACCACCTTTTGCTCCATGAATCGTTGAAACTTTTATTCTGGGATCTTTACTTAAGTCTTCACCATTAACTAACATAGCTTTCATATATTCTTTTTTTGTAAGAGGTACATTTTTAAAAGCTTCATACCATGTAAGATTAGGCTGAAGATTAGTTTCTCCTGTCAATTCTTCAAGTCTTTGTCTTTTTATATCAGGAGGATTTAATCCTTGGGCAAATTCATTCCATGTTTTAATATCCTCGAATAAAGTTTTTCCGATACTATTTCCTTGGTGAGTATTAAAAAATAAACCTTGTCTTTTTAAAAAAGGTAGTACAGGTTGTAATAAAGAATTGGTTCTAGCTAAGATTAGCCAGTCCCCTTGAGTAAGATCTATATCACTCAATTTAAAACGTTCTATGATCTCACCTTTTTCATCTCTTGGTAGATAATCTTTTTGAAGTCTATGTACTCCCACCCGAGTTATTATATCTAAGGCCTTTATCTGTACATTAATAGGAACTCTTCGAGATTTAGTTAATCTAATATCATTACCTTTAAAATTAATAAAAGACTTAACATCTGCACCAGCCCATCCAAAAATAGCTTGATCATCATCTCCTGCCACCCATACATGTGGTTGAAATTTTTCTTCGCTGTTCTTTATAATAACATCAAGCATTTTCCATTGTAATTTAGAAAGATCCTGCGCTTCATCCACTATAATAACCTTAAAAGCTTTAGTATTTTCTGCCTTTAAAAATTTTTCAATCATATCATTATAGTCAATAAGACCGTATGTTTTTTTATAGTTATCTATTTCTGCAGCGATTGCTTCTAATTTAAATCTTTCAATCCATGTCAAATGTTCGTTCTTATCAAATTGTTCGAGAGGAGTTATTTGTTGTAGTCGAGCTAAATTAATAAGACTCAAGTACTCACTGTCGGATGTAAAAATTCCATTCCATTGATTCTTTTCATGAGAAGCGTACTTAATTTGAATTCCACATGTCTCCCCAATCTTTTGATAGTGTGCCTCTTGCATTACGTTTTCTTCTTTTAATCCTAGTTGATTAAATGCAAACGAGTGAAGAGTTTGAAAATATTTAATATCTTTTTTAGTAAGTTCTGTATTTGCTTTTAAGAATCTATCTCTAGCTTCTCCCGCTGCTTTTCTTGTGAAGGCAAAGTATCCCATATCATCTAGAGCAATTCCTTTATCTCTATATTGTTGTACTGTTTCGAGCAGACTTCTGGTTTTACCTGTACCTGGTGGACCTATTACTCTATATTTTTTCATTAGTAGTTATTCTCTTTTCTCTCCACAGGTTTATAAGCTATTTGATCCACGTGGAGCTGTGGAACACGGCAAACTTTTAATGTTTTGCCATCAACATTTAAAGAATGATTAAATTCAACTTTGCAATCTTTTTCTAGCTGTCGTGCAATTCGTTCTTCGGATATCTTCCAACTATTTCCTAAATGTTCAATAAAGGATCTAAACTTAAAGAAATGAAAACCTTCTTCTGTCCAACACGCGCCATTTTTAATTTGTGTTCTTTGTTTAGCTTGTGGGCCGTTTACACAGTATTGATAAAGTTCATCTTTTAATCTATCTCCAATTTGAGTTCCTGCCGGCGGTTTAATAACCGTACACGCAGGTCCCCTCCATTCATTTAATTTTGCTCTATAGTCTTTTGGTTTTAAAGGTTCAAAATAAACACCTGTTTGTTCCCAAATTAAATTTAAAACTTCTTTTTGGGTCGTCATTAATTTGGTGTTTGCGACGATTACTTCTATTTTATCGTCATTAGGCATAACAACATTAAATCTGTATTCAGGTTCGATGTACTTAATAATTTGAAAATTAGTTATACTAGGGAAGACAGAGATAGTATCAGATGCTATTCCAAAAGGTTTTTTATAACATAGACTACGCATGCATTTATCTTTAATAGGTTCTTCATAGCATGTGTGTCCTGCTGTCTCTCCCTTCCAGGCTTTTATTTTAGTATCTAATTTAGCTTTGTCCCATGGGGTTTCTAAATAGTTATAGTTTGCTTTTGATACCTGATCAGGCCATTGTTCTTTATATTTCTTTTTAGCAAAAACCATATAATTATACATAAATCTATCTCTTCCATCGTCTAATTTATGTTTAGAACACAGAGCTAAACAAGGAGGTCCATCTGAAAATTCTGGATCGGTTCCCAGTAAAATATTATGATGTGTTTGTTCAACAAGTGTATCTAATTCTTCTTTACTAATTTTAGATTCTTGTGCAACTTTAAGAAATTGTTGAATATCTAGTTTAGAATTATTCTTATCTAATGCGTAACGATTAGTGTCCCCATTATTATAGTAAGGTAGGTTAATAAAGTTTCCTGGTTTAATGTCTCCTTTTTCATCTTCTTTCAGTTCTTTCTGCTTAGGAAAAATTTCTGTGGTAGGTTTTAATCCTAATGGGAGCAGAAAAGCTTTTAAACCATCGATTAAATCGATAGCGGGTATCGGTTCTTTTAAAAACAAATAACAATGTAGTCCTCCGCTTTTAGATAATATAGGTACTAAAGGTAATTTAAATTGTTGAAATAGTCCTAGATATTTTTCTATTTTAAATTCTCCATAATTAGGGGGATCAATATCAATACATCCGAACTGTGCGGTTTTATTTAGTCTACATGGTTGAATACCAATTGAAATTTTACCAAGTAAATGATCTTTGTAGTCGGCTATTGTAAGGGGACGACCAGCCCATTCATAATTAGGTTTAATTTTATTTTTATCTGAGTCAATTGAAGTTCGTGACATATCCGCTATGCCAAAATCTCCCTGATAACCAGTAAATAGTTCTATAAATTCATTTTCCATAATGATCCCGGGTCGGGGCAGTTCCACTCTCGCTTCGCTGCCCCTATCCTCGTTAGAGGAATCTAGTAATTAGATTCTTCTTGTGCTTCAGCTGCAGCGTTACTTTTTTTTAAAGAATTATGGAAATCTTTTGCCATCTGATACAGATTAGCATTATCCACTTTCCTTGCCAAAGATACTCTGTATCCGTGCCAAGTAAAACTACCTGTGTTTTCAATAGACTTTAAATTAAAAATTCTAGAAAACATGGGTGCTGGTACATTTTTATTTGTTTTAGGATCAGTTTCAAATTGATCTTGCATCAATGAGTTCCAACCTCTACTCACTTTTAACTGAGTAGATTTCATAGCCATTAAAGCTTTTTCTGGTT